TACCACGATGTATAGTCATTCCTTTTTTAACGAATCCTTTTTTAATTAATTCTTTAGAAATGTTATATGATGATAGCATCCATTCATCTGGCATATCGGATATTTCATCCCATTTAGCATCTACCTTTGAGAGTTTATGTGCATTCTTTAATATATCATTCGTAAAAAACTCTAAAGGTTGATTATGACCATGCTCTAACATAGCATGTATCATTACTGCATTATGTGATTCATTTCTTTTTGTGTCTTTTGAACCACTACCAGCACCACCACCGCCTCCTCCAAATACTTTTGATTTAGCAAGTTGATTAGACATATAGGTACCGGCTTCTGTTTCTAAGGGAAAACCTTTAGTGCCGTAATGATTAGGATTCTTTTTAAAGTTAGCAATGTGAATAAGTGCAGTCTCTATATCTGTTACAATAATAGAACCACCCTTTGCTAATTCTAATGGTTTTTTCTGTACTATTAATTGTTTGAGTATATCAATACGAGGTTGACCTGTTTTAGAATTATTTGCATCTAATTGTGCAGGTGTCAAGGCGACCGCTTCGGTAATAATATCTTCTTCTAAGTATTGACTAAAATTCATAAACAGATTCCTAAATATCTATTTATAAGTATTATACATCAAAAAACTTATTAGGTACAATGTTTCCTTTATTGTCGTATGAAATAATTTTAGCAGTATGCAAATGTTCTACTGCGCGTTCTGCTCCTTCTTTGATACCAGCCTGCCAGGCCTGCCACGAAGCACCAGCCATACAAAGAGCAAATATGATAAATTCTATCATATAAACTTACGCGTAATTTCAGTTCTAAAACCTTGTTTTCTCATACCTATTTCAAATTTTATTGCACTTTTAAGCGAATCAAATAGATATTCTGCCACCCAACTTGAATTAGTTGGCAGTGGTTGTTTTGCTTTAACTTCGTACGCTACTTTTTTATCTTTGATAGACATATACATCCCATTTTTTTGATTTACCGAGTGGTATTGATTGATCATATGCTCTTGGATGGCGACCCTCAGCTCTTGCAATTGAAGCTCTTGGTCCTCTACCTTGGCATTTAACCCGATATCTAGGTAACTTTTTAGGTTCTATATTACTATAGCCATTTTCAAATCTATACCTAGACCATTTTTCTATATCAGCATTTTCGCTGTTAATTACTTTAACTACTTTACGAACTGTTTCCAGCTCAAGCATGTCTCCTGCACATTCAGTATGTGCTGTCATTACATAGTTTGCAGATCCTCTCATTAGTGACTCCTTAATTGTCCGTTCTTAAATACACCTTCGAAGAAAAATTGATTAAACCAATCTTCAATATCTTCATCAGCAAATTTACCAGTATTTGAATTCAATGCAGTATTTCTTAACCACATGCTAGTCCAAGCAAGTGATGTATTTCTATCATTGACTGGTTTAGTTGTTAAGAGATCAAATTCATTTTGATTGATCTCTATTTCTTCTGGTATTGTTGTAGCAATATGTTCGAATTTTACTGTAAACTTATCCATTACTGTGGTCCCTCCGGTAATTCTTCAAATCTTTTATTAACTAATAGCTCTATGACTTTATCTCTATCAGTAAAAGCTACTCTCATATCGAATGACTCACACATTCCTGAGAACATTCCACCTTCTAATTCTCTTAAGATAGAACCTGTATTCATTTCTGATACCTCGTCGAATATTCCTTCGAGGATTTGTTCGTTTATATGATGTGACATTTATAACTCCTTATTTAATTATAGTACTATTATACTATGGAATGAGATAAATGTACAGGGTTTTTTGCAAAAAACATGCATGTTTTTTAGCCTTTAAAAAAAGGGGAGTATGAAACTCCCCCATGATATTTCATTATAAAAAGGTTCTTATTGAACTTCTGCCTTAACAAAAGTGTAGATACCATAGGCTAATGCAAGCCAAGCAACCCAATCTAATAGGCCACCCAAGAGTAGGTAAGACAAAGAGACACCGACGATAACGCCACCATCCCAAGATGTTCTTTCAGCCCATCTTGCATGTACCCAATCTTTTGCTACGTTTAAAATATCCATATATTTCTCCTTTATATTTTGAAGTCAGCGAATGTGTCTGGATTGTCACGAACGCCGAACTTATTAATCGGTTTATCTGGTGTCATGTCAGACATGATATCAGATTGTGCCGACTCCTCTACATCATATAATTTCATGCGGGAACGATCAACTCCAATTACGAACCTTCGAAATTTAGTTGGATCGTTATATCTATTTTTCAATTGTTTTACCATTAATTGACCCAGTTCTTCAAGTTCCTCTGTTGAAATAAGAGCAAACATAAGATCGGCCGTTGCTGGCAAACCAAATGATTCAGATGTATCCTCTAGTCCTAAATCAGTATTTGAATATCCTGATCTGGTAGTCTGCGTTGCAGAGACTATTGGAACATTGAATTCCACAGCTAAGCCTCGGAGTTCCTCAGCAATAGCTTTAATGTATGAATAACTATTTATACTTCCGCCAAGCCCTCGCATGCGGCTTGATGCACAAATATTTAAATAGTCTATATAAATCATATCGGGACGAAAGTTCTTCTTAAGTTTTAATTCATTAAGTAAAGCTCTAAAATGTCCAGTATGTGCTGCACCCGTTGGATATTCTTTAATAATAAGTTTTCCAATAGATGATCTAGCTATCTTTCCAATTTTATCAGTAAACACATTTTGTGGTAATGATGATAATTGTTCAATTGGAAGGTTCATAAGATTAGCATCAATCCTTTCAGCTATTCTTTCTTCTGCCATTTCCATTGTGATATATAAAACATTTTTGCCTTGCTCTAGAACCGATGCGGCGCAATGACACATAAACAAAGACTTACCTACACCAGTTCCAGCAAGAGCGATATTCAATGTTTTATTTGGTAAACCACCCTTTGTTATTTTATTAAAGTAATCAAGATCAAATGGTATACGATCTTCCTTTTTATTATAAAATTCAAATCGTTCATCTGAGTTATCAATATAATCGTGTCCTATTGCTTGATCAAAAGAAACTCCAAGAGCATCTGATAGTATTTCAGGTATAGCACCTTCACTTCGCTCTTTATCTTTTCCATCAATAATAGTAATAGAATCCATAATAGCATTATAGATTGCTTTTTCTCTACACCACTTTTCTGACTCTTGAATAAGATACTCAGTATCAACATCTGATTTTGTATTGATCTCGGATATAAGCCTCGATGCATTATTCAATACATCTTCTGGTGCGTTAATCTTTCTTAATTCAAGCTCTAATACTTTCGATGTTGGTAATTTGTTATGTTTACCTACGAATTGTACAATTAAATCAAATACAGTTTTATGTGTACCTTCAAAATATTCTTTCTTTAAATAAGGTACGACTCTTCTACAGTACTCTTCGTTATTAAGAAGATGATTCAGTATGTGAGTCGGTAGTTGATTCGTTATTTCCAATTCCTATAACTCCTAAATTATTTTCTCTAGCATATTCTAGAGAATCTGTTATTATATATTGCAATACAGCACCAAGGTAATTTTTAAATGATTCATCTTCATTAAGTTCATCAATATTAAAATCAGCTGGATCTTGTACAGTATAATTAAATGTAAGAGTTGCAATGTCAAGTTCAGGACTTTCTTTTACTCCTACTTGACCATATACAACAATAACATCTTTCCACGTTCCAGTCTTAAGTTTAACTCCTTGAAAAACACTATCTCCTTTTTCAACAATTGAATAGTCGTTTTCTGTAATATTAAACATCTTCTGATTCAATATCTAAATCAACATCCAATAATGGTTTGTGACCAATTGAATAATAGGATTTAACAAACTCTTTAAAGTCTGTATCTTTGAAGATTGGATCCCAGAACTTTTTAGTAAGAGTATCTTTTTCTCTTACTTTTGGCTCTAGTATTTCACCTGTTTCCATATCGACTGGAGCATACCAACCAACATTTGGTTTAGTTACATATCCACCTGCAAGAGCAACATCAAGTAATCCACTATATGTAGAGATACCACCTTCCCATGTTACTGAAATAGGTACTTTAGATTTCTCTTTTACGAACCTTGATTTCTCTACATTAATTACAAAGTGATAACCTTTAATCTCACCTGATTTCTTTTCTTGCTTTCTTCCAATAATCCAAATGTTATCAGCTGAGTAATAGATACCCGTTCCGCCTGAAACAATTGATTTTGGAAATAGTCCAATCTCTTGATAAGTATGGTTCACGGCGAGTAAAGGGATGTTCTTCATCGTAAGATAAGGAGTGACCATTCGGAACAATCCCTTTAACGCTTTAGCTCTCGACATATCAGCAACTGATTTCTCATTGAGAGCATCTTCCAACTCTTTCTTAGAAGCAAGGTTACCAATTGAATCAATAACAATAACTACCTTATCGCCTCTTTCGATATTTTCGAGTTGGCCCACTAAGTCAAACTTTAATTGTTCGACATCTGTGATCGGTGTATGTAGAACTCTTTCTGTATCAATACCAAATGATTCAAAATAAGATTGAGGTGACCCAAACTCTGAATCATAAAATAGCATTACAGCATCTTCATATTGTTTTAAATAAGCTGCACCCATTAATAAAGCAAAACTTGTTTTAAAGTGTTTACTTGGACCAGCCAATACAGTAAGACCTGAAGTAAGACCACCATCAATATCGCCGGATAAAGCAACATTAACCATTGGTACTTCAGTTTTGATTATATCTTTTTCAGCAAATAATACTGAGTCTGAAAGAATATTAGTATCTTTAATTCTACTATTCTTTTTAAGTTTATCCATTATAGACATTATTCTTCCTCCTCGGAATTAAAGTTTTCTAGTTGAGCAGTATGTAATGCAAATTCGATATCTGTTCCAATACCATTTGCTACTGCTATTTCTGCAAATTCTGTCATATCTGTTTGAGTCATACGACAAAATGTTTCAACCAATTGTTTGATATCCATTATTTTCTCCCGTGAAAGCCTCTCGGCAAATTAGATTGTTGTTGAAGTCTAGCTTCTCTACGATTCCTAGCAACTGCTTCGGCTTTTTTTCGTTTTCTTTTTGCAGTAGGTTTTTCGTAGAATTCTCTTTTACGAACCTCATTAATAATGCCAGCTTTCTCAACGGCTTTTCTAAATTTTCTTAGAGCCACGTCAAAAGGCATTGGCCTTGCTGGTCTTTTATCTTTTGGATGCCTTTTACTTGGCATCAAACTAATACTTGGCATATATCACTCCATTTGTTTTAAAATTTATACTATTATTATACCACATCTTAAGCAGTTTGTACATGGTTAAATTGAATATTCTGCTCTTTTTCTCTATCGTCTCTTTCATATTGAGATCTATATTGATTGTTTATTTCAATTGCTTTTGCTAATAAAGTTAACTCATCACTAAATTTACAGAAGGCTAAAGTATCTTTTGGAAAGCATGCACCACCATATCCTTGTTTACCATCAAATCCTGGCACCTTTGTATGAGATATACTAATCCTTTCATCACATCCTACACCTTTAATTATCTTATTAAAATTAACTCCACCGTAAGCATTACATGCATCATAGAGTTGATTAAAGAATGTGATCTTAGTAGATAGGAATGAGTTAATTGCATATTTAACAAAACTGGCTTCTGCTCTATTCATTTTTAAAGTAGGGCATGGACTACAT